TCTCAACCTACCAGAACATCAAGGCGCAGCAGGCTCAGGGTTTCCCTTTCCAGAGGGTCTCCGACGAAGAGTACCCGCGAGAGCTCCAGGACGTGACCGTCACCCAGCCTGTCGATGACCCGACGACAGCCATCGTTAGTGCCTCGGTCTCGACGCGGAGCTCCAGGCCTGTGGAGCTCAAGAGGATCGTCGGTAACCCCAACCCGTTCTCCATCCTCTCCCAAGACCCGGCCCAGGTTCTCCGGAGGGCCTCGGATCCGAACTTCCTTCTGCGTGGCTAGAGCCTTTATAGAACAATCCAGGTGAATGCCTGTTTGGACTGTCTACTGCCACACGCTCATCACTGATGGACGCCGCTACGTCGGTCTCACTGCTCGAACGATGGAGCGTCGTTGGTCTCAACACGTCTGTCATGCAAAAAATTCCAAGGGCGGGCGGTGGCACTTCCCGAACGCGATCCGGAAGTACGGCAAAGACGCTTTCTCTCACGATGTTCTTGGGACCTTCGACACCCTGGAAGCCGCCAACGACTTTGAGAAAGCGAAAATCCTGGAGTGGGACTTACGGAACCCGGAGAAGGGCTTCAACCTCGCGGAGGGCGGCGAGCACGTTCCGCATTCGATCCGGAAGAACCCCTGGGATCGTCCCGAATATCGGGCGAAGTGTACGGAGGCCGCTAAGTTCACCTTCAACGATCCGGCAGTTAGATCAAAAATCAGACAGGCTCAGAGCTCCTCTGAATATCGCGAACGGAAGACTGCGATCAACAGAGAAATTTTGTCTAGACCGGAAGTCCGAATTCGCATGGCGACCTCCTTTAAGGGAAGGTCTCATACGCCGGAGACCCGCGAGAAGATAGCCCATGCGCACAAAGGGAAGAAGCTCGGGCCGGAACACATTGCGAAGATGTCTGAAAGCATTCGGACAAGTCCTCGGATGAAAGCCACCCAAGCGCGCCGGACGGCCAAAGCATGTGAGCGCTCTCGATCTCTGACCCACCAGAACTGTCTTATCCACGGCTCTGTTCCTGTTGGGGAGTGCTATCGTTCGATGAAAGGTGGGATGATCCGCTATCAATGCAGGGTATGCAGGGCGCGCAGGACACACATAAGGTGCCAGAGTCGTGCTCTTAGCCCATCCGTTGATTGAGGGCCCGTTAATCCGGGTAGGGTTGATGACATGGCTGCCGCCCCCAGGATCAATTATTTCGATGGGTCCGGGACGACGACGAACCTGGTCATCACGACCAACCTGTTCAGTCTGTTCCTGACCGGCACCGTCGACGCGAACACCGTCGACGTCCAGATCGACGTGAACGGGAACGGCTTCGTCTCCGATCCGACACTGGTCGGTCTCGTGGTCCCGGACTTCACGGTCCCGAACCCGTCGAGCCTCCCCGGGGGCCTTACCCTGGACAAGGGTGTGAACACCATACGCCTGAGGGCGATCGACCTGTCCGGAAGCGTCAGCCCCGTCTCCACGGCGACCGTGACCGTCATGTCGGACATCGACCTTCAGCAGGTCCTGGCCCCGCCGACCGGCGTCCAGATGAAGAGGCGTGCGAAGTCCGTCGACGTCTCGTGGACCGATAACGCGACGACGCCGGCCACCGGGTTCAACCTGTACGCATCAACGGGTCCGTCCGGGACCGGGTCCGGATACCTGCGCGTGAACGCGGACATGATCCCCGGCGGGACTCCGACCGGCACGGCCATGGAGGAGTTCCTTATCCAGACGCAGACGTTCGACTTCCAGAACGACGACGGAACCGGCCTCAACTCCGCGGAACTGAAGGTCCTCACGCAGACAGTCGATCCGACGTCCCAGGAGCTGATCGAGCAGAAGAGCCTGAACTTCGCCTCCCTCGTCGGGGCGCCGTCGTACAGGTTCACCTTCTCGGTGTCGAGCATCTTCGAATCTAGGAGTTTTTCGTTCAGCCACGACAGGGACGCCAGCGTCGGGACCGGAATCCTCAACAACGACACGTTCTCGGTCGTCGCGATCGACGAGCCCCTGTACTACGTCGTCACCGCCGTGTACTTCAACTCGTCCACCGGCGTCCTTCAGGAGAGCCGGTTCTCGTCGGAGATGTCCGGCACCCCCCTGGCCTTGGACTCGAGCATCCGCGGAATTCGGATCAGGGACCAGAAGCAGGTGGTGCAGGAGTACATAGGGGAAATCCAGAAGGCGTCACCGCAGCTGTCCCTCATCCCCGGTTCAACGGTCCGCGAGGTGCACATCGAGCCGTTTTCGAACGAGGTCCAGAAGGCCTACTTCCTGGCCGACTTCGTCCACAGGTCCAAGTCGTTCCCCGCGCTCCTGGCCATCGACGACCCGGGGCTCACGGGGACGAGCATCGCGGTGGCGGACTCTGCGTACAAGCAGAACCTCAGGACCGCCCTCAACACGTCCGACACGACGGCGGTTCAGGTCCTCATCAACTCCGCGTTCGACTCCCTTGCCCTGAACTTCAACGTGAAGAGGGGCACCCAGCGCGCCTCCTCGGTGGTGCAGACGTTCTACACGTCCACGAAGCCCACGAAGGACCTCATCGTCCAGCAAGGGGCTGTGGTCACGTCCTCGACGAACTCGTCCGCCCCGAGGTTCATCGCCCGAGGCCAAGTGACGCTCCCGGCCCTCACCGCCGCCGCCTTCTACAATCCCGACAAGCGTCGCTATGAGATCAAGGTCCAGATGGTCGCCGAGACCCCCGGATCCGCCGGAAACGTGACGGCGAACTCCCTGGACACCATCGTCCAGGGGGCCAAGGGCTTCTCGACCGTCAACGAGGTCGCCGCGGACTTCGGGCAGGACATAGACTCAAACCTCACGCTCTCCGAGAACGCGATGCGGGCGCTCGTCTCCCTCGACACCGGGACGTCCGGCGGGTACTACCGGGTGGCCGCCGGGACTCCCGGGGTCTTCGAGTCCAAGATCGTGCGCTCCGGTGACGAGTTCATGGTCAGGGACTGGGACCCGGTCCGCAAGAAGCACATAGGCGGGAAGGTCGACATCTACGTCAAGGGGACCAGCGAGCGGACCGAGGTGGAGACATTCGGCTTCCAGTTCTCGGTGGCGAACAGCGTCAGGTTCGACGTCATAGACGCGGCCGGCCTTGTCTTCAGGGCCCGGGACTCGAGGCTGACCGTCTCCAACCCGATCCAGGAGATGCTGTTCAATCCGAGCCAGGGGCTCGGGCTCAGGAACCACTCCAACTACCCGACGACGTCGTACGACCTGACGGGCGTCGTGATCCTGGACTACAGGACGGTTCAGCTCAGCACGCTCATCCCGCAGCCGACGACCTTGCTGGACGACTTTGTGGAGGGCGACTACCGGTTCAGGAGCAACAACCGGTTCACGGCCTCCCTGCAGCCGATCAGGCGCGTGACGTCCGTGGTCGGAGAGGTGTCCGGAGCCCTCGACTCCGCCCTCGGATACACCCTGTTCAAGCTCCAGGATCCGCTCCTGGACGGAGAGAGCACGATATCCACGGACTACGTGGAGATCAACCAGGTCGGCGACCGGCCGTCGGGTACGGCCATCCCGGTGAACGACGAGCAGCACGTCCTCATCGGCGAGTTCTTCGAGCCGCTCAACTCGGTCGGCATCAACGCCTTCACGCTCCAGGTCCTGTCCAAGGACCGGACCGTCCTGTACAACGGGCCGTCCTCGTCGAGCCCGGACTACCTCGTCGTCCCCGGCACTCAGACGACCCCCATGAAGCTGATCCGAGCCAGCGCCAGCGCGATCCAGTCCGGATCGACCGTCTCGGTCGACTACGAGCACGACGAGAACTTCGCGGTCACCTACGTCGTCAACGACGTGCTCCAGCAGCTCCAAAAGCGCGTCGACGTGATGAAGCACGTGACGGCGGACGTCCTGGTGAAGCAGGCCGTCGAGAACCCGATGTCCGTGGAGGCGACCATACAGCTCCTTCCGAACTCCGACCAGGCGACGGTGGACTCCGGCATCAGGACCGCGATCACCGTCCTGACGGACAAGAAGGGGGTCGGCCAGCCGATCTACCAGACCGACGAGTCCACCGCCATGAAGGAGGTCACCGGCGTCAGCTACATCGTCCAGCCGTTCACCAAGATGACCCTCCAGGACGGGGCCCTGAGGATCCGCGACTCGTTCCCGTCCGACTCGACGTTCCTTCCGACCCTGTCGGCGTTCGCCAACGCGGTCTACATCATGACCCAGGCGCTTCCGTTCGACACGACCGACGGCGGCGGCGGCGCGACCGTCCACCACGGCGTTTACATGGACACCCTGATCATGGAGATGGCCTCGTCCCTCGACACCGTGGGCCAGGGGACATACCGGTCCTGGATCATCGGATCCAAGGGCGCCGTCATCACGGGCTATTCGGACGACGCTACGCTGACTCCCGTCTTCATCACTCCCGACGCCGTCCTGGCCGAGCGCCTGAAGAGGACCGCCAACAAGGTCGTCGTCTCCGTGAACGCCGGCCTCGCCCCGCCGGACGTGCCGACGAACCACTCTTTCTCGGCCACTTACGTGGTGTCTGGGGACAAGAGCTCCCAGGACGTCACGATCTCGCAGATCGAGTACCTCACGCCGGGGGATCTCACGCTCACCTACAAGGTTGGCTGAGCGTGGCGATCATACGCGTGAACCAGAACCTGTTTGAAGGCGGCGAGGAGTGGGAGAACCGCCTTCTGCTGGCCGCGGACGAAGAGTTCCAAATCCTCCTGAAGCTCCTCTCGAGCTATTGGCAGTCCACGATCGACGGCCCGAACTACGCCAGGGAGCTCAAGGCGATGGCGATCGCCATCGCCCGGATACGGCTGACCCTCGGGGACATCCAGAACGACACGTACTACGTGGCCACGAGGACGGAGTTCCTCTATCAGATCATCACGTCGGTCGTCTTCCCGAACCCGCAGACCGACGGGGTCCCGGACCTCCAGAAGACGGATGTCGACTTCAGGACGTTCCTCCAGAACGTGATCGCCATCTACTTCAAGGGAAGCATCCCGGACTCGATCAAGAAGGCCGTCGAGCTCATCACCGGCGGGACGGTCACCGCCCGCGAGGCCTTCCTCGAGGCCCGGAAGCCCGGATCTGGCTACGACATTTCGGACGAGTTCGGATTCGAGGTTGAGGTCCTCCTTCCGAATCCCGGGAGCATCGACGTCTTCCTGGCGGACAAGAACATCAGGATCCTCCTGAACATCATCCGTCCCGCGCACACTCTTCTCAGGGTGAAGTACGTCCTCAGGGACTCATACAACGGCCAGAAGACGAAGACGAACCCTCACAAGGTGAATGACTCGTTCGCGTTCAACCTGTCGAACTACGACTATGAGGACTTCAGGAAGTTCGTGTCCGGGATCTACGGCGTGGATCCGGGCGGAATCAGGAGGTCCGTGGACGTGGTCGCGGAAGACCATTCT